CAGCGCCGTCACCATGGAAAGTAACAACACCAGTAGGACTAGCGGCAGTAATAATACCAGCAGTAATCTGGATTACACCATCACTAATCGTGGTAGCAGTTGCTACGCCAGTTACATTTAATCCTTGTGATACAACATCAGTTGCAGTAACTAATCCAGTAACACTCGCTGTTCCTCTTACATCAAATATTTCAGATGGGATTGTTGTACCAATACCAACCAAACCGTTCGGGTTAACAACAAAGTTATCATTGTCAACCTGAACGCCATTCCTAAAGTTAAATGACTTACGAATATTCGCCATCTTATACTACTTTTTTAGTTATTTATGTTGTTCTCCAGTGTTTCAATTCTTGCGGAAAGTTCCTTAATAGATTGAACCAACAGAGGAATGACTTTATGATAATCAACAGCAAGATAACCATTATCTCTTTCAATGACTGCCTCTGGGAGAACTTCTTGAATCTCCTGTGCAATCAGTCCAACATCATGACCTTCTTTGTTAGACTTCTCGTTCCAATCAAATGTGTTACCACTGATAGAAACAACCTTAGCAAGAGCATCATCAATAGGTGTGATGTTGTCCTTGAGTCTTTCGTCAGATGACCAGAATGCAGTGATGTCGTCAGTTACACTCAGGATACCTGTGATTGTGGTGTTAGTCTGAATAGCAACAACATTAGTTCCTATTCCACCAGCACCCAGTTTCAGATCGCCCTGACCAGCAACAATATCAAGAGTGTTATTATCAGTAGCAGCGAGTTGTAAGTTACCGAATGATGCACCACCCGTACCAGGATTAATAGTGATCGTACCATCAACAACCAAGTTACCACCAATGTTAGTGTTTCCACCAACATTCAGGTTCTTCTGAATACCAACACCACCATCAACAATAACAGCACCTGTGCTGGTTGATGTTGATTGAGTTTCATCGGTGATTCTCAGTGGTCCATTAAGTGCTAACTCATTATTAATAGTAACCTTCTTGTTGAAGATGACTGGACCATTGAACTCAGAGAGGTCAGTGTTTGTATCACCACCCTCAACGATGATTCTATTCTTGATGATAACTTCATTGAATACGTTCTTGGTTCCAGCATCACCAGATCCACCTTCTTCACCAGGAGATGGTGTATCGAATGTGGTTTCTTCGCCAGTAGCAGATGATTTCTTCTGGTTACCAATAAAGAAGTCACCAGAGCTATTCATACCGGTGTAAACAACAATACCGCACGCTCTTTCTTGTGCTTGGTTCAGGAACTCTTCTCTTTCGGTAAGAGTCGTTGTCTGAACCTGTGGTAGTGCGGTTGAATAGTTACCAGGACCATAACCAAGATATTCAAATGTGTGACCGGATGCTCTAACATAGGAAGGTCTTCTATATTCAATCGCGATTGGATCAATCTTAACAAGTTTAGAACCAGACTGGTGATTAACTTGTGGTGTTCCCATTGCACCACGAATAACAGTCAGTTCATCATTATTTGTTCCACCAAGAGTGCTACCAGCAACTCTCATGATCTCGTTGCCTACTTGTAAGTAAGAACCAAGTGGGAATCTCTTGGTTGTAGCAGCAGCACCAACAGGGCTGGATACTCTCATTTGAGTATCAGTTGTAAACTCAACAATAGTCAGAGACTCATTACCATAGAATGGACGTGATCTAACTTGTAAGTTTTCTGCTTCTTTGTTAGTATCAGCATTGTTTACATTCATGCCGTGCTTCAATACACGGGCAGCACTTACAGTCTGATTTGTTACAGCACTGAATGTGTTAATACCGATTCTATCATTAACAAGGAAATCACCAATCTTATTGTTATCACTATCAAGTGCTCTGAACAGGTTACCAGAATACAATCCATGAGGATGACCAGTGGTAAATGTAACAATACCAGATGCAGAATCAAGTGCAGTGTTTGAACTTACCTCTGCCGATGGTCCAATAACAAATGCATACTGACTATCAGTGATAGTTTCATCACCAGATGTCTTAGCAATAGCAACTTGATTAGCGGAAGGAACTTCAATAATTCTGTGTAGTAAATCACCAGTGCTGTATGCAGGTGAACCAGTTACTTGAATAACATCACCGATGTTAGTAGAGATACCAGATACAACTACGTTGATCTTAGCATCAGCAGAACCACCGATGTCTGCTGTATCAAAGAAGTAATCACCAGCGGAATATCCAGAACCACCATATACAATATCGCAAGTGGTAACAGCACCACCAACAACAGTTACATTAGCAGTTGCACCCTGCCAGGTAGATAATGTATTCTCATTGTATAGTTTGACGTTATTAAATGTACCGTTAGTGTGTCCTGTACCACCATCAATGAACCCACTAAATGTTACGATACCACTGAGTCCATGGTTTCTAGCAAAAGTCAGTGTTGCAATACCAGCAGTGTTAGTAACAGATGTGATATCATGACCAACGAATACTTTTTGCAGTGCAGTATCAAGAGTCTCTCTTGTGAGTGAACTCTGAACATCGTTGGTTACGACATCACCAAGTGGTGCTCTCTTAGCAAAAGATCTAGATGCAGTGGGGTTAGAGTTAGCCAGAGCATTGTCTCTGTCCAGACTTGGATAAAGATCAACAACATTCTGGGAATACTCGTGATCAGTGAACTCTTCTGAGATAGCATTAGAAGCATTCAGTACAATAGCGTGGTAGATACCATCTTGTACACCTTCAATATACTCAGAGATAACCTCGTTTCTATAAACATAAAGGTTAGACTGCAGATCAGATCTTTCAAATCTAGGAAGTGCAGTTGTTCTAACTGTTGTATCGTTGGTAGCAGGAGTGCTAGGAGTTGCTACAATCTCATAGGTGAATGTTAACTCATCAGAGATAGTTCCAACAACGAAACTACCATTATATCCTAAGTTGAAATCACCACCAGTATTAGTAGTATCAGTAAGATTTCTAATAATGATACTATCACCAACAGTCAGATTGTGTGGTAACTCTGTTCTGATAGTAACTGTAGTGCTGGATCTTGTAGCACTAGCAATGTATCCAAGATTCTTGTTGAAATCTACATCAGAAGCGGCAAGAGATGTTCTATTAAAGTCTGTGTCGCTTCTTACACCAGTTGTACTGGATTGTTGAATGACGAAACCATCTTCAGGATTCTTACCACCAATAGTTTCTTTTGGAATAACAACTCTGAGTTTGTAGAGTTTCTCGTCAGCACTTCTAGTATCAGAGATTCTCTTAACAAAAGAAGTGGTTGGGTTATCAATCAGTGCTGCTTCACCCAGTTGATCAAGAGCAGTGTAGATATCATTATCAACTGCAGTCTCAATGAACCACTGTGTATTTGTGGAGTCATACTGAACAGGGTGTCCAATATCACCAGCAACCTTATCTGTAACTCTGGTGATTATTACCAGTTCAGTACCACCATAGATTGTAAGTTCATCACCAGCATTTGCTTCATTCAGAGTAGCAGCTAACTTAATCTCAGTAGCAGAATGTCTAATAGCAAAGTATACGGTGTTAGGAATAACATTTTCAGGTAAGTCACCAGACTTAGATCTAAGAAGAACTTTCTCACCAGTTTGAATGGTGTGAGCACCAATAGTAAGAATGTTTGTTGTAGGACCAGCAGTTACATGATATGATTTAGAACCAGTTGTCGATTTATCCGACATGAAGATCTGTGCTTCACTTGTTGCATATCCAGTAACATTGCTGAAGTTAACAAATAGTCTATCACCAAGGATGTTTTTACCTTGGGTAGCAGTTCCTGCTTTCTGTGCACCAATCCTGAAACCTTGAGTGACTGTGGGAGGTAGAACATTCTCATCGGTGTATCCAAGAAGATACAAGTGTGAGGTAATACCAACTGTGGTAGTTACACCAACATCTACTCTCAACCAATCAACTTCTTTCTCCTGTTCGGTAACAGCCTTTGGAGTAATAATTGATGTAATAAATGCCTTGTTATCTTTCTCGAATGCTTCTGCCTTAAATCCTTCACCAACCAGTGCTAACTGACCGAAGTTAGAGTTGGAGTTGGTAATTGATGCGTCAGCACCAGACAGCATTGCAAAGTGCTTATTATAACCAATAGCAAATACAGATACAATCTGCAGAATAGCATCATTGGATGCCTTGATGTGACACTGTTCCCAACCATTTCTGTAAATAGCAACGGGATCTAAGTGGTATACAGTATCAGGATCAGTAGAAGATGAGTTAGTAGAAAGTGTTGCAGCAGCCTGTGTGGTGATAGCAATACCTTCATATACTCTGGAGGTCTTGTTATACTTAACAAATGCTCTATCGTCTTTCTGAAGTGAAATACCCGTGAACTGAGCAACAACCATGGACTTGAATCCAGATGCCTTGCTACCATCAGCGTGCATACCGTTCATACCATAAACGGAACGCATTGAGATATTGAAGATGTATGGTGAAGCACCAGATACAGTATCAGTCTCAATAGTTACGGTAGCACTTGAAGCATTACCAGGTGTTGTTAAGTTTGCAGGGAAAGTTGGTAAGAGATATGTGAATACTTTTGGATTACTAGCATCAACACTCTGAACCATCGTGGAGATGTTATACTCCTCAGGGACAACTCCCTTAATCTTAATAGGAGTACCAGCAGTTAATCCATGATCAATGTTAGTTGTGACCGTAACTTGAGATGTGGGAGTACCACCACTACCTGCCTCAATGTTTGTGATCTCAATAGGATCAGCAGCAAATGCACCAACAATCTCCCACTCAGGACGCATCTTGGCGAATCCATCAGGATCTGCTGGGAACTTATCATCAATATCACGACCAGAACCATTGTTGAATGCATTAGACAACTTGGCATAATACATATCCAAGTCAGTAAGAGTCTGACCTGTTACATTATTCACACCATCAGCATATTCAAATACTGTGAGTTTGTGGTGTGAGAATGTGGGAGATGAAATATTATTGCTTGAGAAGTCAGAAGCATTAGTATATACAGTAGTATCACCATCAAAGATGGAGAATTGCCAAAAGTAGCAAGCACCAGTGATTCTGAAGATAGCACTGTTAGATGTATTAACGTCAGTAGGATTAGGTATGTACTTTGGACGTAGTTTGGTCTTTCTTAAATCAAGACCAACAATAGAAGTACCACGAGGTACAATAACACCACCATTGATACTATTATACTTGTAGAGAATATTATCTTCTTGGGTTAAGTCAAAGACAGAATCAATTTCCAGACTTAATGTTGTAGCAGCATCAGATACTGTACCGTTTGGTGCCTGTGCTCTTGCAACTCCACCATCATTATATACTTGGAAACCAGGTCTGTTATCAATGATGTGCTCACCAGGCATCAGCAAGATTGTAGTTCTCTCTACAAAATCATTGCTGTTTCCTCTAACATAGGAAAATCTCGCAGCCTCTAACAGTGCTCTCTGCAGAGTCTTAAATGGTTGTGCAAGAGAGTTACCTTGATTACTAATAGAATCTGTTGAATCAAGGTCACTAGGGCTGACATATAATATACGACCTTCTGTGTTCTTAATAAAATTGTCTAACTTATTCAGAGGCATGGGATTATAACTTCTGGTATTTGTCTATTATTCTTTATTTAGTTAGTTAAGTCCTCCTCATCCCATGGTATATCATCGTCGTCCGGCAAGTCTTCTGGGTTCTCAATATCAAAAATATTGAAGCAAGGATGACACTCTTCCATCAACAAATAGTTAGACCCGACGTATACATCTTCCTGGTCATAATCTCTATGCTTATCTGCTTCTGCTGTCAGATCTTGGTCATACAAATGACCTGTTGGTAACTCATCAAAAGTGAATGGAACACCATTCAAAAAATACATTTTGACAATCATTGAAGCGTTCTCGAACCAAACGTAACGCTGAACAATCCTATATGATTGTACTTTTTTATAAGACATGATTATTCTGTTGTTGTCTTATTTATTTTATACCCGTAGTCGGATTCGAACCGACACTGGAAGGATTTTAAGTCCTCTGTCTCTGCCGTTGGACTATACGGGCAAGGTGCTCCTTGTGAGGATCGAACTCACCTCAGCCGAATTATGAGTTCGGTGC